TCAGTAGATGTATCTGGAACGGCTAGGATTGGTGCAAGGTCGTTTACTTCTGCCTCTAGTTTCTGGGACGGAACAATGAATGAACTTATCATCTACGCCTCTGACCAAACAGACAACCGCACAGCCCTTGAAGCTAACATCGGTGAAGTCTACGGCATTGACCTACCCTCTGGAGTAGACCCAGGGTTTGACCAAGTGGACGGCTTTGTAGAAACTTGGTATGACCAGTCAGGTAACGGCAAGGATGCTACACAGGCAACTGCTGGAAGCCAACCTAAGATTGTTGATGAAGGTGCTTTGGTTACGGACTCATCTGGTAATCCAGCACTCGTTGGAGACGGAACAGACGACACGCTATTTAATGCAACGCTCACCACAGAGCTAGATAATTCTGACTTCTTAATTACTGCCGCTTATAAAGATGAAGTAGCACTGGGAATTACTGGCGCAGTTCCTCGGCTTTATCTTAGACAGATTAGTATGAGCTACGATACTATTAACACAATAACTTATTCTGCTCAAACGGGTAGAAAGATTATATCGTTTCAAGTAGTAGGAGATACGCAAGAAGTTTTTGGAAACGGAACATCGCTGGGAACTGCATCTCAGGCTCAAGCTAACATAGGTCAATCCCTGTTTGGTGTTATGCAAGCGGGTTCAAGCGTTTCTAGCGGAGCCTTAATGGAGGTTCTTGTTTATAACTCTAACCAGTCAGCCAATCGTCCAGCCATCGAAGCTAACATTAACAATCAATACGACATCTACTAATGTATCTAATCTACGCAAGCGAAGAAGCCGCCATTGAGCGAGCAGACGAAGAAGGTAAAGACAACAACTTCTCCTACTGGACTGACGGCATGGGAACCAGATGGTTGACCAAGCCAGTCCCTACGGCTGACGGTATGTGGGCTTTAGATGTTTCTGAGTATGACCTCGACGAGTCCGAAGAGTCCGCTACTATTGATACCTATTCACCCCTAGAAGTCGAAGAGGACTAATATATTTATGAGTAACAAATCTGCCGAAAGCTTATACACCTCCCTTGAAGGGAAGCGCTACCAATACCTAGACAGAGCCAGACAAGCATCTAAATTAACTTTACCTTATGTAATGCCTGATGAGGGCTTCGGTTCTCATTCACGGTTAGAGACACCATTTCAAGGCGTTGGGGCAAGAGGAGTAAACAACCTCGCTTCTAAATTACTGTTGGCACTTCTACCCCCCAACGCCCCCTTCTTTAGATTAAACATAGACAAGTATGCTTTGGCAGCCGAAGGCGCTGATGCAAGTGTGCTGTCTGAAATCGAAGCAGGACTTCAACAAGTAGAAGATTCTGTGATGGATGAGATTAGTCGTGAGACCTATCGCGTTGCTATTCATGAAGCACTCAAGCATCTTATCGTTTCTGGTAATGCCTTAGTATATATGCCTGATGATGGAGGTATGCGTGTATTCCATCTCGACCGTTATTGTGTTGAGCGTGACGCTATGGGTAATACCCTATACATCTGCACCAAGGAAACACTTTCCTATATGACCCTATCCGATGAGTTGAAAGAACTCGTAGGTGTCCAAGGAGAAAGTGCTGACGAGGCTATCAATCTTTATACAGCAGTGTGCCGTAAGAGTGACCACTGGTTTGTCTATCAAGACATCAATGGTATTCGTATCCCATCCTCTGAAGGTAAATACAAACTCGACAAGAACCCATTTATCCCTCTTCGCTTTACTCGCGTCGATGGTGAAGACTATGGTCGAGGTTATGTAGAAGAATACCTCGGAGACCTTCAGTCACTTGAGACCCTTACCCAAGCAATCGTTGAGGGTAGTGCAGCAGCAGCCAAGGTTCTATTCATGGTTAATCCTAATGGAACAACCAGAGCGAGGACACTAGCTGAGTCACCCAATGGTGCTATCACCCAAGGTAATGCGCAGGACGTATCGGTTCTACAACTTAATAAATTTAATGACTTTCGTGTTGCCCAAGAAACTATCAGAGAAATCAAAGATAGACTTGGACACGCCTTCTTACTTACTTCAGGAGTTGTTCGACAAGCCGAACGTGTGACTGCCGAAGAGATAAGAATGTTAAGTATGGAACTAGAGTCTGCCTTAGGTGGTCTCTACTCTCTACTTAGTACAGAACTTCAGATGCCTATGGTCAACCGACTGTTGGTAGTAATGAAGAAAAAGAAATCGTTACCTGAACTACCTAAGGATATAGTCAACCCTGTCATAATTACAGGTGTTGAAGCACTAGGTCGTGGTAATGATTTACAGAAACTTGACTTGTTCCTAGCTGGAGCAGCTCAAGTGGTTGGTGCTGAAGCTGTCGCTCAGTTCGTTAATGTAAGTGAATACTTCAAACGTAGAGCAACCTCTCTGGGTATCAAGACTCAAGAGTTAATCAAGAGTCCTGAACAGATGCAGCAAGAGGCACAGCAAGCCCAACAAGCAGCGATGATGCAAGCTGCTGTACCTAATGGCGTAAATGCGATTAGTAGTCAGTTAAGCCAAGCTCAAGAAGGAGCGAATATGAATCAACAAGTAGAAGCAAGCGAGTAATAATGGAAAGAGTAGTTATACAAGAACACAGTGAGGACGAAAATATCTCACTAGAAAAACAATCGGCTATGCAAGACGAAGCCGCCAAAGCTAGAGGTCAATCTATTGTGTCTGAATCTGAAAAGGTTCAAGAGACAGAGACCCCTATTGAAAGTGAGCGCCCTGAGTGGCTCCCTGAGAAGTTTGATACAGCAGAAGATATGGCTAAAGCCTATGCCGAAGCTGAGAAGAAACTATCAGAGCCAAAGGACACCAAGGAAAGTAAAGAAGCTAAACCTAAAGAAACTTCTGAACCTTCTGACAATGTTATCTCAAATGCCTCCGAAGAATTTTCTAATAAAGGAGAGCTATCTGACAAGACCTATGAAAGTCTTGAACAAGCTGGTCTCTCTCGTGAAATGGTCAACGCATACATCGCTGGTCAGCAATCCCTAGTAGACGCTCAGACTACAAGCATCCACAACTCTGTGGGTGGTGAAGCTGAGTATGACGCTATGGCTAAATGGGCTGGTGAAAACTTAGCCGATGATGAGCTAGAAGCTTTCAACACTATTGTTGAGAGTGGCACAACGAGCCAAGCAAATGTTGCAGTTAAAGGCTTATATGCTCAATACAAAGCACTAGGTGGTGGAGAACCTTCCCTCGAAAAAGGTGGGACTTCTGCTTCTGACGCTGGTGTAAAGCCATATGGTTCTGCCGCTGAGGTGACTCGCGCAATGCGTGACCCTAAGTATGCTGAAGATGCAGGATACAGAAAGCTAGTTGAACAACGACTCTCAGTCACAACCGTATTATAATTATGACACCAGAACTAATAGCAATGCTAGGAGGAGGACTCAGTGGCTTCGTAATGAAGCTCATCGGAGTGCAGTTGGAAAATCAAGCTCGTCAATTTGAGCGTATGCTTTCTTCCCAGCAAGCCGCAGATGCCTCCGCTGATGCCGCTGCCAAACGTAATGGTGGTGTATTAGTTCGTAGATTTCTAGTGGTCTCCACTGTCTTTGCCATCGTAATTGCCCCGTTCGTGTTCGCATGGACAGGTGTGGGTATTAGTGTTGTCAGAGAGACTGGAGGCTTTCTAGGGCTATTCAAGAGCGTTCAATGGGAAACCGTTCAAGGCTTTGTAATCCTTCCTGAAATCAGACAAACAGCCCTTGCCATCGTAGGCTTCTACTTTGGTTCAGCCCAAATTAAATAAGATGAATGAAATTATATTTAATATTATTATCTTTTCTTGCGTTCCTAATCCCCCAATTAAAAGCAAATGAAAATCTGTCAATCTCCAGATTCGTGTCAAAAATCCCTTTGTGGGAAGTGTATCCGAATAGTAAGCCAAACGTCATTGGCGACAATGGTAAAGCTTTTGGGTTCTATCAAATTACGAGTATTATGGTTAAAGACTTCAATCGTATCAGCGGTAAAAGTCTTGTCCATGAGGATTGTTTCGACCCAAGAATTTCTAAAGAAATCGCTTATACAGTTCTGGCGCACTATTCAAAACATATTAAAAGACAAGGAATAGAACCGACCGTAAAGCATTGGTTGTTTATATGGAATGGTGGTGGTGGTGCTTGGAGACGAGTACATCACCCTATCAGTGACCGTAAACAATTACGACTGGAGGGTTATGCTCAACGAGCTATGACCTTCCTATAACTTTCGTTTAAGATTAATAAGCACAATGCCCTCCGAGGAGGATAACATTTGGTAAGCAGATAATCGAAGACAAAAAACAATAAACTAAAACTAACCCTAAAATAGAAAGATAAAAACTATGGCAAATGGTAATACATCCCCAAGCCGCAGTGGTCTCATTTCTGGGGGTTCTGACAATGATGCGTTGTTTCTCAAAGTCTTCTCAGGAGAAATCCTGACTGCTTTTGAACAGAACAATGTCATGAAGGACTTGCACTTGATGCGTATCAATCACATCAGGTAAGTCTGCTCAGTTCCCAGTATCAGGAATTGCTTCTGCAAAATATCACACACCTGGAGTCAACATCGCTGACTCTGGTAACTCNATGCTTAGCAGCATTGGAATGAACGAGCGTGTCATCACTATNGATGATGTTCTTGTATCGTCCACATTCATTGCTAACATTGATGAACTCAAGAGTCACTACGACGTTCGTAGCATTTATGCTTCTGAACTTGGTAAGGCTCTAGCAAAACGCTTCGACATNGCAACAATGAAGACTCTCTTCGCTGCTGCTTCTGCTGGCGCTTCTGCTCCNCAAGCTGGTGGTAACTCCATCGCTGGTGCAACTACTAACACCACTGCTGGTATCGTTGACGCATTGTATGCGGCTGCTACTAAGCTGGACGAAGTAGATGCTCCAAGTGAAGGACGTTTCGCTATCGTAACTCCTGCCCAATACTACAAGCTATTGACTGCTGATAATGTTGCTATCAACAAGGACACCTCTGGTGGTTCTGCTGATGCTGCTCGCGGTTCAATCGTTGAAGTTGCAGGTATCCAACTCAAGAAGAGCAACAACTTCCTAGAAGTTATCGCTGAAGGCAACATCTCTGCTGCTGGTACTGGTGGGTCTAATGACCAAACCAATGCTGACAATGATGATGGTTCTGCTAACAACGACCCCTTCGGTGGAAGTGGAGTAGGTTACAATGGTGACTTCTCTGCGCTTAACAACAGTGGTGAACATGGTATCCTCGTTGGTACTAAGGAAGCTATCGGTACAGTTAAGCTTCTCGACCTCGCTACAGAGTCCGAGTACCAAATCGAGCGTCAAGGTACACTATTCGTTGCTAAATATGCAATGGGTCATGGTGTCCTTCGCCCTGAGTGTGCAGTGAAGATTCTTCCTGCTTAAAACCCTCTAAATTCAAAGCCCTCCTTGGTTAATCCCTTGGAGGGCTTTTTTATTTTATGAAACGAAAAGGCGTATCATTACGAAAAGAACATAAGTCTAAGAAAGGCGGTCTCACCAAGAAAGGTCGTGACTACTATAATAAGAAGACGGGTTCTAATCTTAAAGCACCACAGCCCAAGGGAGGCGCTAGAAAGCGTAGCTTCTGTGCAAGAATGTCAGGTGTTAAAGGAGCCATGAAAGACTCTAAGGGTCGCCCTACTCGTAAAGCTTTAGCCCTTAAACGATGGAAATGTTAAATTATGTCCCTATACGAAAATATTAACCGACGCAAGAAACTAGGCATTAGCCGCAGTAAGAAGAAATCTACTATCTCCAAGAAGTCCTATGACAATATGAAGAAGGGTTTTCCTAAAAAGAAAGAAAAATAATAATGGCTACATATACTACCCAACTAGAAGCAGTAAACTCAATGCTAGGTCACATCGGTGAATCACCTGTGAATAGCATTAGCGACACCTCAGCAGTTCCCGTATCTGTCTCCGTCGCTATCGCTGCACTTAACGAAGTGAGCAAAGACGTGCAATCGGAAGGGTGGCATTTTAATACTGAGACAGATGTAAAGTATTCACCTGTAGGTGGTTCTATTACTGTCCCTGCCGACATTATACAGTTTGACCCCATTGACACATCATTAGATATTGTTCAACGCGGAGCGACCTTGTTCGACCGTAAGAATAATACAACAACTTTTACAAGTGACCTAACGGTAAACCAAATGCGTTTACTAGATTGGGATAGCTTACCAGAGGTAGCACGTAGATACATCACCCTCAAAGCATCAAGAGTATTCCAAGGACGCATCATTGGGTCTAGGGAATTAGAAGCTTTGATTGCTCGTGATGAATACGTTGCTAGAGCTAACCTACTAGAATCAGATGGCAGCACCTCCGACAGAACTATATTTGACAACTATGACACCTCAGCTAGAGTTGGCATCAATCGTAACTACGACATCTCTTAATGGCATTAATTAATACAAGTGTCCCTAACCTCATCCAAGGGGTATCTCAACAATCAGACGCAACACGCTTTGCTGGTCAATGTGAGGAGCAGGAAAACGCTCTTAGCTCTGTTGCGGATGGACTAAAGAAGCGTCCTAACACTAGACATCTTGCTAGGTTACTTACGAGTGCTATAGACAGTAATAGTTTTGTTCACTTTATCAACCGAAGTGACTCGGAGAAGTATGTTCTTATTCATGATGTAACACATCTATACGCCTACAGTATGATTACAGGTGTTGAGCAAGACATAAAGGTAGGGACTAATTGCTATAAAGCATCTTGGACGACAGCAGAACTTGCCGCGAACTCTAATTATGTAGCTACTGGTTACCCCGTCAGTAATACTTATCTTGCCTCTGCTACGGCTCGTGCGTCATTAAAAGCTCTTACAATCGCAGATAGCACGTTCATACTAAACACAGAGCAAGCTGTGGGGTTAGGTTCAACTAAATCTCCAGCCGTTGCAAAGGAAGCCTTGTTATTTATTAAACAAGGGGACTATAAAAAGAAGTATGGATTTACGGTCAACGTAACTGCCTCTAGTAATTCAGGAGTGTCTGCGGTTTTAACATTCAATAGTCGGCTGTCAAATTCATCATCTCAGAGTGAAAGAGCTTATATACATAGCATAACCATCCCTACTAATGGTTCTGGTTCTGGATTTGCCGTAGATGACATTATAAATATTCCTCTCCCATTGAGCAGTATTGTAAACACAACTGACGATGATGATGAAGATTTTACTTATAATACAACTTTGACCAACTATACGCAACCAACAATGAGAGTCACCTCTGTAGGTTCTAACGGAGTTATAACAGGAGCATCCGTCGAAAATGCTGGCTCATTTATATACCGAGATGGTAGCAGTCAAGGGTTTGGACTAGGAAGTGGTTTTAATGAGGGGAACAACAGTTCTCCAGCCGCAGGTTCAAAGTCTTTAACTGTTCCTACGACAAACAACACCGCTGTTACTACAAATGGAAATAGCAACGTCGTGCCTTTAAAGAAGGTATTTCAAAGCGGCAGTAGCGCAAGCAACGCATCGCAGAATACTTCTTCATCGGTAATCCTTACGGGTGTTAATGCTTTAACCTCTACCAGTAGCGACCACGATGGGACAACAACAGGACTGGACACATATTTTGCAACATCAGGAGACGTTGAATCCAACTTACTTGTCTTATCAATTAAACAAGTAAACGGCGTAGACTCAGCAGAGGACTTCACAATAACTGCTGTAGATGATTTGGCTGGGGCGGGCATGGGAGTAGTCTACAAAGAAGTAAATTCTATCTCTGACTTACCACTCGTCGCTAAAAATGGATTCGAAGTAAAAGTAGCGGGCGACGCTGAACTTGACCAAGATGACTATTATGTACGCTTTGAAACAACGGATGGTGAAGACATAGGTAATGGCTCTTGGATAGAGTGTGTAGCTCCGAACCTCCTTTTGGGTTATGACGCTAACACGCTTCCTATAGAACTTATTAGCGACGGGACTGGCTTTACACTTAGAACTATGAAGTTTGCCGACCGAAGTGCTGGCGACGTAAACTCAAATCCTCTTGCTTCCTTTGTAGCACAGAGCATAGATAATTTGTTCTTCTTTAAGAACCGACTAGGCTTTCTATGTGGTGAGAATGTCGTAATGTCCGAAAGTGGTCTAGGAGTGTTGGATAGCACAGGACAGCTTAATTATAACTTTAGTCGAACAACGGTAACCACACTACTGGACTCCGACCCTATTGATGTATCGGTAGCTAGTAGTCGAGTGACTAACCTAAAAGCCGCTAAAGGCTTCCAAGAAAACCTTATATTATTTTCAGAGAACGGACAGTTCGTTCTCAAGGGTGGAGATGTGTTGACCCCTAGGACAGTCAGCGTCACCCCTATTACTAACTTCAGCTTTGAAGACCAAGTAGACCCATTACCATTAGGTTCTTATATATACTTCCCTTTTACTCGCGGAGCCTTTACAGGTATGCGAGAGTTCACTGTAAACGCCTCAACCGATAATTACGACTCCACTGAGGTCACTGAACACGTTCCTGCTTACATCCCTAAAAACATTATCGATATGGCTGGGACTACCTCAGAGGACATGATTGTGTTACTCAGTGGTGACGAAAAAGGTTCTCTATATATCTACAATTACTTCTGGAACAACAACCAGAAAGTCCT